TCACCCCAGCGGCTCCAGCATCACGAAGACACAGGCTGCACACCACAGCGCGATCGCGCTGGTCGCAAAAACCGCAACCTCCTGCACCATCGCCGCCCGGCCGTGCAGCGCCGCGTATTCGCGGGCCACGCGATGAACCGCCGCCAGCATCACAGGCCGCCCACCTTGACGTTGCGCTGGCGCGCCGCGTTGCGCAGGTGGGCGAGGGTCAGCTTCGCTTGCGCGCCAAAGGCCGCCATCGACGCAATCTTGATCGTGTGCGTCACTTCCCGCAGAGCGCCCGGCATCGCCCCGACCTTGGCCAGGAAAGCGCGCTGGTCGCTTTCCATGATCCCCCAGGCGTTGAATAGCGCGTCCAGGTCGCCGGGCATCGGTGCCACCTGGACATGCCGGATCGAGAACCGTGACGAAATCTGTGCCAGCGCGCTCTTGCGCCCATCGATCTGGCCGACCACCGTCTCGTTGCCCATCAACGCGATGCCGACCTTGGTCTGATCGTGCCAGCTGCGCAGCTCGTTGAGAGCCTTGTCGGTCAGCTCCTGCGCCTCGTCGACAATCAGCAGGCCGTTCTTTCCCCGCACTCGTGCCTTGATCTGGCGCGAGAGCTGTTGAGGGCTGCCCTTGATCTCGCCCAGGCCAATGGCCATCCCGACTTCAAGAGCCATGGTCGCAACCCCTGCCGTCGAAGGCGACATGGTCGCCAGCCAGACGTTCGGATCATTGGCCGCAAAGCGCTCCGCCACTTTCGTCTTGCCGATACCGGGCGTGGTGACGATCAGGACGATTTCACCGGATTGCGCCCAACGCAGCAGCTCGTTCAACCGGGCGGCAGTCGGGGTCTGGTACCAGTCCGGAACCACCGGCAGTTCAGCAGCGAGCTCTGCCTGCGATCTCAGCCGGCCGCGATAGGCGCGAACCTTCGCTGCGACAGCGGCGTTGTTGCCGGTGTACTTCCCGGTTGCGAACAGCGACAGGGTGGACGATGCGACATCGGTAAGATTGGCGATCTGCGGCCAGCTGAGCCCGGCCTCTTCCTTGTGATCGTTCAACCAGGCGCGGACCTCCGCCTCGGCCGGACTATTCTCGGGGTTCGTTTCCATGCTACGTCTTCCTTGCTGTTACAGGCAAAAACGGCCGCGTCGGGAGGCACCCCGGCGCGGCCAACTTCATTCGACCGATCGCAGCCGGGCTACCCCCGCTGCGAAATCGCCGATGAAAGGGGTCTGATCAGGCTCTGAAACCTCTTGGCGAACAGGCTTGAGCGCGGCGGCAACGTGTCCGCTGGTCCGCGCGATCCGCGTGGCGCCGGGACGCGGCGCGGGCGCGGGCTCCGCATGCCCGGAATAGATTTCCGCCAGCTGCGCGGTGTTGAGCCGCCCGCGCGTTTTCTCCAGCTCTCTCTCTAGTTTGCGCTCTGCGGCCTCTGCCTTCTGGCGGCTCTTTGCGGCGGCCTTGTCAAAGAAGCCGACCGCCGCCTGCACTGGCGCGGGGAACAAATAGCGCCCCTGCAAGTCGTAGATCTCAACCTTGCCGTGCAGATTGTCGGGATCGTAGCGAACGATCACCTTTTTGCCGCGCATCTCGGCCAGCTCGGGGCAATGATAGGTGTTGCCGTAGATGGTAACAGCGCCATGATCGCGGTGGCAGCGGCGCTCGGCCGCCTCCAACAACGCGAACCGCAACTGTTCGGCCGTAACTTCGGTGGCCGGGTTTTGTGCGTAGGACTCTGCAAAAGTGGCATCGAAACTGCGCCCCTTGGCCGTCTCGGTTGCTCGCCCCTGGCGCGCGTTGTGCGCCGCGATTTCACGGTCTACATGCGCCCGGAATTCGTCGATCGGGATGGCGCGCTCGCGATAGCTGTCCGGCTTCGCCGTCGGCTTGTTGCCGGTATAGGCTCCGGCCATTGCAGGGTGCTTGGCGACATACTCGCACAGATCGCGCCAGGCGCGCTCGATCGGCTTGGATGAACCACGATAGGGCAGCGTCCAGTGCGTCTTCACGCCCAGCGCCATGAGCACGCCCGTTTGTTCGTATTCCTTGACCTTGAACCGGAAGCGGGTCTTTGCGCCGCCGGTCAGCGACTTCGATGCAAACCCCCGGCCATTGTCCAGCAAGGCGTGGCCCGGAATACCCCAGTTCCGGAACAGGTCTGCGAAGACCTGCCGCGCGAGCAGCGCGCTTTCGGTCTCTGCAATCCGCCAGGCAAGCAGCTTGCGGCTGTAGAGGTCCTGAATGCCTACCAGGATCGGACGAATGATCCGCCCGTCCTCGGTCCGCACGAACACGTCAAAGGTGTGCCCGTCGATGTTGACCGCTTCCATTGCATGGAGGTCCGCCACCGATCGGATTTGCGGCGGAACCATGCGGCGAAAGCTCTCTTTCCCTTCACGTTTCCGGGCCTTTTCGCGCGCGCTGATTTCCCTGTCTGCCCGGCGCTTCAGGGTGCGCTTGTCGGGCAGCGTAATCCCGCGCGGCTTGGCGACTTCCTCGACCAGCCGGTTGTAGCAGGCCGAAAACGCGGGCCGCGCATCGCGCCCATAGTCGCTGATCAGGATTTGCCACAGTTCAGGGTCAATCTCGGCCTCTTTGCCGCCGCCCTTGTACCGCGGGGCAAGGCGCGGCAGCCAGCCGTGCCGGGGCACTTCTTCCAGGCTGGTCCGCCAATCGGCAATGGCGCGGACCGACACGCCGTGCTTGCGGGCGACAACCCGCGTGGCTTCGGTGCGGCCCCAATCACCATCGATCAGCGTTTCGATCTCGGTCAGAATGGCCAGGCGCTGCTTCGCCTTTTCCTTGACCGAGCTGCTTTGCCGGTCGAACCACTCCCACAGTTCGGTTTCGCTGTTGCCCGTATCGTTTGCCGCGACCGGCGTGAACTTCTCTTCCTTGCAGCGCGCGGCCAGCGCCTCCTGGGCCGGAAGCGGCAAGACGCTTGCATGGTATTCGGTGCCGCCCCCTCGGCCGCGCCGTCGCCGGGATAGCGGAATGCCTTCGGCGTCGGCCTGCTCTGCCCAGCCATTGGCAACGGCAAGCGCATGCATGGCGCGCTTGCACTGGGGCAGGCCGGGAAGGCCCATCTCCGCCAATTCGGACAGGGAAAACCAGCTGAAGGCGGAGCGGTTTGTCACGGCAGCAGCGTCCTCAGCTCGTCAATGACCTGCCGGACGAATGAATGGGGAATGTCGCGCGCCATCGAAACGAAGTGGCTCCGCTTTTGCAAAGGGCTCATGCCGCTCCAGATTGCCTGAAATTTTGCCTCGGGCTTCGCGCGGTTGCCGGTGCTGTCCACTATGCCCGCCGAAACCAGCGCCGCCCGGGCGTTCGGCCAATCGTCGCGAGACAGAATGGCCAGCGCTGCCTTGCGGCGAGTGTTGGGCATCTTGACCTGGGCGAGGGTTGTCATGTCTGACAGGTTTTCGCCCAGCGGATGCGCGTTCAGCTGCACGAACAGATCGGGAAGTTCGATGACGATTTTGGAGTGGATATTGCGATAGGTGCGAACATTCCGCTCGCTCATCGCACAGACAGCAGAAGCCCTTTTGTCCACCTCCCGGCGACCTGCCTCTGGCGTATGGGCAGCCGCTGCCCATACGCCCCGACGCTCGCCGGGCTGCGTATCGGACATCGTGTCCGATGCGCTCCAGCGCTTCCGGATAGCTGCTGCCTGTTGGCTGCCCGGTTCGGTCGGCTCGATGGTCGATGCGACCGCGCTCCAGCGCTCCATGATCAGGCAGGCGCGCTCGATTGGGCGCGGCACGCGCCGATCAAGGTTTTCGATCAGCTGAAGCTGCTTGAGCTGGCCGGACTTGCTGTCAGGCCCGGCCCGCACTTCGGCGGCGATCTCGGCCCATCCCAGTTCCCTGGCCGCGGCGAGCCGGTGCCGACCGGCGATCACGCTATAGGGCGCGCCCTTCCATGCGTTGCCATTCTTGCGCAGCCAGATCGGCGTGTGCAGGCCTTCCGCTTCGAGGCTTGCCTTCAGCGCGTCGATCGCCGCGCTGTCGATCAGGCCGACATAGTCCTCTGCCTTCAGCTCGCCGATCTCCGCGATCGGGATCATCTGCGATGGGGCGGCCAGCTTGTCCGCCGCCTTGCCCTTGCCTGGCCGTGGCGCCGTCATGCCGCGATCGCCGCCTTGATTGCGTCCGCGATCGAAGTTGCCTCGTCGACGATAAGGCCATCCTTCATGCCAAGGGCAACGGCAACCTTGTGCGCATCGCCTCGAACGCCCTTGAGGCTGCCGTAAAGGACACCCCGCACAACCGCGCGATCGACGCCCAATTCCCGAGCAACATCGCTGTGCGATTTACCCATTCGAGCTAAGGCATCTCGAATCGCTTGGGGATTAGAAGCGAGTAGCATACTATCGTCTCCAATCATTCACTGTAATGAACGATAGTAAACTCTAGTGCACGGTGCAACCCCATGGGTGAACAAAAATGAGCGTCGGATCGAGGTTGCGAGAAGAACGGCTGCGTTTGGGCCTAAGCCAGCCGGCTTTTGCAGCGCTGGCGGGGGTCACAAAAGGTGCTTTGGTGAAGTGGGAAAAGGACACCGCGTCCCCAAATTCACAGGCACTCCTGGCTTTTGCGCAGCGAGGCGCAGACGCAGTTTTCATCCTGACCGGCAAGCGCCTCCCCGACGTCGCCATTGCCGAACACACCATGGTGAGAGACGATCTCGCCGATATCGAGCGAGAGCTGATTGAACCTGCGCGCTTCCGCATGCCTGAGGAAACTCAAGAGCAGGCCGAAGCCCGGGTGATCAAAAAGGCGAAGTCCACCTTATCGAATATTATCAAGTTCGACGCGCCGGGCCTGCCGGCCGACCTCATCGACCGGGCCCAAGCCTTGCTCCAGGCGGCAAATGATCCGCAGCGCCTTTCCCAGCTGCGCGCCGCCGACTTCGCCTGCGCGCGAAAGCGCCGCGAGGATGAGAAGGAGCTGCTCACGATCTGGCTGGAAGCATGCCCCTATCAGCCGGACAATTCCGTCTTGGACATCCTGGCGCGCATTGCCCTGGAATACGGCGTCCCGCATCGCACTCTGGCTGATCTGCTGCACGAAATTCACACCGATATCGAGGAGCAGCGCTCAGCCGAGCGCATTATCCGGCTCGCGGATCACGATACATCGGGCAGCGCCGGACGCGACCGGAACGATTAACACCCCCTGACCTGCGTCAGGGCGTATGAGGCCCCGCCCGCTGCTAGCCATGTGCCCATGGCTAGCACCGCTCCCCAGTCCGCTGTCGCCGCCGCTCCCGCGAGCCTGCCGCGATCCCCGCTTTCCGCTCCTGGCGAACAGGCGATCTTCAGCCTGTCAGAGCCGCTCGTGATCGAGCATGAAGGCCGTCTGGTGGAAGTCGGCGGCTTCGGTATGCGAACCTTCGGCCGCGCCGAATTGCCCTTGCTTGACCGCTTCAACGGCCAGCCGTTCGCGCTGGCGGAGAATGTGATTGCCGCCCTTTGCGACATCACGGTCGAGCAGGTCCGCCAGCTCGCGCTGGACGATTTCACCATGCTTGCGGCTGACGCCCTTTTCCAGGTCGAGCAGGTGAGCCTTGCAATGGGGCTGCCCCGGCGCTTCTTCCTCCAGGCGCAGCCGTCGAAGGATGGATCGCCTGAACCGGTGGGGCCGCAGGTGGAGCCCGTCCCTTGATCCCGGCGCCCTGGACGAACCGGGTATCGGCCCGGCAGATCGATGCGCGCTCCAGCGAAGCGCATACGCCCCAGCGCGTTTTCGGCCAAGGCGCCTTTCTCGCTTGTGAGTTGCGGTAATGACCGATCTCGACGCCCAATTCTGCGCCGATGCGCGGCTTGTCATCCTGGCTGAGCTGGCGCGGCATGTTGATGCCACTGTCAACAGCCGGACCCTCTGCCGTCTGATCTATTCGATGGGTGTGCGGCGACCGGTTGAATGGGTGGAAACGCAACTCCACTTCCTGGCCGCCCTCGGCGCAATCAGGACGCGCGCGATCGTGCTGCCGGGAGTAGGGGGCGTGATCGTCGCAACGCTGGCCCAGGCGGGCCGCGATCATGTTGAGGGTCGATCGATGCTTTCCGGGGTCTCGCGCCCCATGGATAGGATTTGAGCGATGGTTGCGGACCACTCCATTGAAGGCTCCAGGCGCCGGGCGCGCCGCGCCGGTCGCGGCATGCTTTCATCCATCGATATGCTGCCTGCATGCTGCCGCGATGATGTCATGTGGACGAATGCCGAGCTACGCCATCGCCGGTTGACGCAAACGGAAATTCTTCAGCAGCTGAACACCAGGCTGGCGGCGAAGGGCATCAAGGCAATCAGTAAAGGGGCCTTCAGCCGTCATTCCGTGCGCCTGGCGATCGAAACCCGCAAGATAGAGGAAGCCGCCACGCTCCTGGCCAACTGCATTGAAGAGGCGAACTGACATGGCCAAGGGCAAGGTTGAAACTTCACGGAGATCGCATCGCGGGCGCGGGCGGCTGTCAACGATGGACATGCTGCCCGACACCGCCGAAGAGGCGCTGATCTGGGCCCACAACGAACTGCGCGCGCGGCGCATGCCGCAAGTGGAAATCCTGCGCCGGATGAACGCAATGCTTGCAGATCAGGGCATCCCGCCGATCAGCGTTGGCACCTTCAGCCGCTACTCCGTGCGCCTCGCGATCCATGCGCACAAGCTCGACGCCGCGCGAGCGGCAACGAGCGCAGTCCTGGAGCGGCTACCCAAGGGTGAGCGGGACGACACGACGCTGGCAGCGATCGAGCTGGTCAAAGTCCGGATGATCGAAATGATCATGGACGAAGAGGCGCCCGATCCAAAGCTGCTGGCCAATGCCAGCCTCACCCTTCAGCGCCTGACCGCGACGACCAACAATGTGGCGGAAGGTAAGCGCCGCGGCGACAAGGACCTGCGGGAGCAGTTGGCCGTCGAGCGGGAAGAGGCAGAGCGCGAGGCCGACCGCGCACAGGTTGATACCGCCTCGGTCGTCGAGAAAATCGTCGCCGAAGCAGGCCTCTCTGCCGAGCGCGTAGCCGCCATCCGCAAAGGCGTTCTTGGCCTTACCGGATGATCGTCAGGAGCATGCTTGAAGGGGCCGTGGAGCCGGGCGCGGATCGCGCGGCATCACGGCATGACCGAAACCGGAGTGACAAAGCTCCTCAATAGAATGCGACAGGAACCATGTTGACAATCGAGCTCGATACTGAGGACACGCGCAGAGTGATCCGTAAAGCGATCCAATCGCTAGAAGACATGCGGCCGATCTATTCTTCAATCGGCGAGTATCTGGTCGCGGCTCACCGTCAACGGTTCATTGATGGGAAGGACCCCGAAGGTAAGGCTTGGGCCGCAAAGAGCCCGGCCACTCTGGAGAGGTATCGCAGGTTGGGCTACGGTCGGCTATACAAGCCGCTTTGGGGCCATGGCGGCCTCTTGCGTGTCCAGATTGATAGCTTCGTCAGCAGAGATGGCGTGGTGGTTGGTTCTCGATTGAAATATGCTGCCGTTATGCAGAACGGCGCCAGACGAGGTCAGTTTGGCACAACCAAACGGGGCGCGCCGATCCCTTGGGGCAACATACCCGCCAGAAAGTGGCTAGGACTTTCGACCAAGGACGAGCGCGCCATTGTTGAAATCGTGGAAGAGCGTTTGGCCAAGGACCTGGGTGGATAG